AATGAACAACTTCCAGCAACAATTAAAATTGGTTGGAAAGACGTAAAATTAGAACGTGTAAAAACATCGTTTATTAAAAATAATTCAGACTATTGGGGACAGTATGTTGCTAGAGAAAATAAAATTGAAATACAAGAAGAAGCAGAAGGAGAAGGATTAGTAAGCCAAGAGACGCTTGGAATACTTGCTAAGTCTGAAACAGAACAATGGTTATGTGAAGTTTCAAGGTCTCCTTCGGGTGTTAGAATAACTATGCCACAAGGTGATGTCATTTACAAGACTACTCAAACAGGTTCGATTTGGACTGTGCATAGCCCTTTGGCACCTAATCATTATCTCATTCGTTTGTCTGAAAGTCAAAGGCAATACTGGTCACCTGTGGCTGGAGCAATGCTCAAGGCTAACTTGGAAATTGCAGAAAAAGAAGAAGTTCATGAAACAGAAGGAGACTCAAAGCCACTTATTCCGCCTAAAAAGGTCGAAGGTACTGATTTTTGGAATAAACAAAAGAAGCAGAAGATTCTAGTTAAAGGTGCAATGTTACTTGAAAGGATGATGAAAAGTGGAGCAGGTTTAGTCGGGCAATCTAGTACAGGTACTATGGGCCTAGGAATAGATTACGCTACTCCTATAGAATCACCCACTGGTCCGACAAATCTAAACGACTCTAAGACAATGCCGGACTATGATAACAAAAAGAGGCCGGGAGAAGATTATTCTATAGAACCGAAAACAGAGGACTCCGAAGATACAAAGCACTTGGTAGTACCAGTAGAAGGTGGTACTTTAGAAGTAACAAGAGACACTGCTTCATTCCGTACTTGATTATATAGTATGGTCATTCTCTATAGAAGCATGGTCGCCTCACTTTCACTGAGAACCTCCCCCGTTCATCACGAGGGGAATATCAGTATCATTAAGGCAGGTAATGACCTTGTAATCGCTGGTTATGCCAGTGTTGAAATGGTTGACAAGCAAGGAGACCTAATTACTCGTGGAGCACTAAAAGACGCTTTTGGTAACTTTATGAAAGCAGAAGATTTTAGAAATGTACAACTCGCACACTCTAACATACAAGTTGGTAGTGTAATACCACAATACACTGACTCTGACGGTCGTGTGTGGAAATCCGGTGTCGATGACGCCGGTATGTTCGTAGTCATTCAACTAAGAGATGACATCGAAAAGGCTCGTGAAGTAGCCAATGATATTCGCAAAGGTAACCTAACTGGTTTCAGCATCGGAGGTCAAGCGTTTAAGAGAATGCGTAAGGCCGATGATAAACACGGAGACTATACAGAAATCTCCAAGTTGGAACTGCATGAAGTTACTATTTGTGAAAAAGGTATTAACCCGGAGGCGACATTCCGTATATTGAAGGAGGACACAAATATGACAAGTGAAACAGAAACATTAGCAGAACTTTCTAGTGTCTTAGACCGAATGAGCAAACATATGGATTCAATGGAGAAGGGCGACCTTCCTCCTTTTATGGAATCCAAAGATGATGCTAAAGACGAGTCTAAGGATGAGAAAGATGACGCACCTAAAGATGAGGCGAAAGATATGAAAGACGAAGAGAAAAAGGCATACGATGATATGGAAAAGAGCGAATACTCTGATGTAATATCAAGTGAATACCTAAACTGGATGGAAAACACCTTGAAATCACAAGGCGTTGACACCGGTGCGGCAAGAAGTCACTTTGACGATGTCGCTAAGGCTAACCTTGGTAGTACACCTGAGCAGATTGGAGATGGAGCAGACTACTTTGCAGGTCAAGTTAAAGGCCGTGCACAAGAAGGTGGCAACCCATCTACTGGCGCTATAGGAAAAGTAAACAGTGGTAAAGTAGAGAAAGGTTACTTGCACCCAAGCAATGTCAGTTCAACTGACATCGAGGCTGCATACGAAGTCTACAAGGCTGCTGCTCTTGAAGAACAATTCAAGGGTTCCTTAAACAATGTATTTTCAGAC